AGGTGTTCCGCAAAGGTTCCCTTTTGAAATAAAGGAAGTTCTTCAGTCACTCTCGACTGCCTTTGGAAAAAGGACAGCTGGATTCAAGTCATATAAGAGACGAACGGAGCACGAGGGAACGCAGATGATGGAGGGAGGTGACAATTACCGTGAATTTTTATTCAGGCACAAGCCAGGAAACTTGCGATCGAATGAGCCGCACTACAGGTACGCGCATGACTTTAATTTAACTCCAGACGACCTTAAGGGAGGAATAGTCCACACAAGGACATCCGACAGAGGGGATGAGTTTGGAAGAAGGCTTCTTCACATAGAGGAGATCCAGTCCGACATGCACCAGAAGGTTAACGCCGCGCAAAGGAAATTAAAGAAAAAACATGCTGAGTGGGCGTTAAAAGGAAAGACTCCTGAGGGAGAATACGCTAAAATGAGCCAACAAGCGAAAAAAGACTATAAAAAATTAGTTGCGGAAGGAAAGTACGCACCGCGTGGAGATTTGAAGGAGGAAATAGGGACAGCCAATGAACAGCATTTGGCGCTGATTGTGTCAAAGATTGAAGACTTGCTGTCACAGCCGCAAACCACACAGACCTTGACTAGATTAACCAAACTTAAAAGGGAAAGAACCAAGGTAAGGAAGATGATTAAGGAAGAGCAGGAGAAAATGGCTGCGGGAGACCACAGTGGCATTCCACAAGGACCGCTCAGCAAGACGGAGGACTATAATGAATTCATCATGAAATACCTACTTCGCGTCGCGCGTGAGGGTGGGTATGACGGCATATCAATAAATACAGCGGCCATCAAGAATAAGGGTATTGATGTCACAAACCAGGACTATAGAGGAAACCTTGTAGCCTACGGCCCAATGGCGAAAGGCGCCATGGAGAAGGCAGCGAAAAAAAGTGGTGCAAAATTTATGAAAACATATATAAAGGATGGAGACAATAGGGTATGGGAAGTTCCAATGATATTATTCAAGGAAAATAAGGCCGCGCAGGCACTTATTGACAAAGGGCTTCCTGTCTATAAAAAAGGGGGAACAGTTAAAAAATAATGCCACCAAAAAATCCAAACAACAATATAGATAACGCTTTAGGTTCTTTGACTGACGCATTGGAAATAGAGCCAACAGGCGAAGAAATACAATTGGAGCCTGATCAAAAAATTTCTGATCCTAATGTGGAGATAACAGAAACAGAAGGAGGAGGTGCGGATGTCAATTTTGACCCGAACGCGCCAATCGACAAAGAAAACATTCCTCATGACGCCAATCTGGCGGATTACATTGATGATACAGAATTACGTAGATTTGCAATAAATCTAGTACACGATTTCGAAACGGATAGGGAGTCAAGGAAAGATTGGGAAGACTCCTATATCAAAGGCCTTGACATGCTCGGTTTCAAATATGAAAACCGAACCCAACCGTTCGAAGGAGCGTCCGGGGTCGTTCACCCCTTACTCGCTGAATCTGTAACGCAGTTTCAAGCCCAAGCGTATAAGGAACTTCTCCCCCCAAGCGGCCCCGTTCGTACTCAAGTTGTAGGACTTTCCACTCCTGAAATTCAGGATCAGGCAAAGCGCGTACAGCAATTCATGAACTATCAGATAGTTGATATCATGAAAGAGTATGACCCGGACATGGACCAGTTACTTTTTTATCTTCCACTCGCTGGATCAGCTTTCAAGAAAGTTTATTATGACAGCTTGATGAAGCGTGCTGTTGCAAAATTTATTTCTGGTGAAGACTTGATCATTAATTACATGGCAACGGATCTACAGAATGCAGATAGAATTACACACGTAATCAAGACAAGCGCCAACGACATTAGAAAACAGCAACTGCAAGGATTCTATCGTGACATTGAATTAAAAAGCGGAACAGTTGAAACAAGTGAAGTTGAGGAAAAGGTAAATACACTGGAAGGAGTTCAAAGGGAATACACTGATAAGGATGACGAGCACACAATTCTGGAAATGCATGTCAATGCCGATGTTCCAGGATTTGAGGATGAAACAGGAGTTAAGCTTCCTTACATTATTTCCATTGATGAATATTCAACCGAGGTTTTATCCATAAGAAGAAACTGGAAAGAGAAAGATTCAAACTTTGCGAAGAATGATTATTTTGTACACTACAAGTTCCTCCCAGGACTGGGCTTTTACGGCTTTGGTCTAATACACATGCTTGGAGGGTTATCGCGAACAGCAACAAGTGTTTTGCGGCAATTAATTGATGCTGGCACACTCGCCAACCTTCCAGCAGGTTTCAAGGCACGCGGCCTGCGTATACGTGATCAAGATGAACCGTTGCAGCCCGGAGAGTTTCGTGATGTGGATGTTACAGGAGTTTCAATCAAGGAATCACTGTTACCACTTCCCTACAAGGAACCTTCACAGGTTCTGTTTGCCCTTTTAGGTTTTGCAGTTGACGCTGGAAAATCCTTTGCGGCAATAGCAGACATGAAAATGGGGGAAGGAAATGAACAGAATCCAGTTGGAACAACTTTAGCTCTTTTGGAAAGAGGAACTAAAGTCATGAGTGCGATTCACAAGCGATTGCATTATGCACAAAAAATTGAATTTAAGTTATTGGCAAAAGTATTTCAACTATACTTGCCACCGGAATATCCATATCAGGTAGTTGGCGGAAACCAAATGATTAAGCAAACGGACTTTGATGATCGTGTTGACATCATTCCTGTTTCAGATCCAAATATATTTTCAATGGCACAACGTGTCACGTTGGCACAGCAGCAGTTGCAGTTGGCTACCGCCAATCCAGGATTACATAACATGCGTGAAGCGTACAGAAGAATGTATGACGCGATGGGAGTTGACAATGTGGAGGCAATTTTAAAACCTGATCCCGAGTTACCCGAACCTATGAGTCCGGCGACAGAGAACGCAGGTGCCATGAATGGAAAGGCCCCTAAGGCTTTTCCCAAGCAGGATCATACAGCGCATATACAGACGCACGCAGAATTTATGTTTACGAGAATGGTTCAGATTAATCCACAGGTATATTCAATGCTACAGGCACACATTTGTGAACATCTTAGTATGATGGCAGGCGACCAAGTTCAGAAGGAATTCAAGCCACAGATGGATCAAATGAAGCAGGCACAGCAAGAGGCACAGCAAAATCCTCAAATGACGCAACAATTGGAACAGCAAATGGACCAACTTATTAATGCACAGGCTGCCAAACAAGCACAAATAGAAGCCCAGATGACAGCACAACTGGCGAAGGACGAGGAAGACAGAATGAAACGTGAAGCCGAGGATCCATTGATCAAGCTTAAACAGCAGGAGATTGATCTCAAGGCCATGGAGGCACAGGCCAAACTTCAAAAAGACATGCTAATTGACTCTGAAAAGCTTGACATTGAAAGAGACAAGCTGGAGGCGGACACAAGTATTAACTTGATGAAAGCTTCTGCAGATGTTAGTAAGGAAGATTCCGATGAAGCGATGACTCTATTTAAGGAGAACATGATCAATTCTAGGGATGCAATGAAGCAGCAATCAACAGAACGGATTGCGAGGGAAAATGCTAAAAATAAAACAAATGGATCTACTAAAAAATAAAATAGAAAAAATAGCCACCGCAATGAAAAAGATTGAAGAGGCGGCCAGTGGTGAAATTAACAGCAAGGAGGAATATCTACAGGTGTGCGGCGCGTTGCTTGCCGTGACGCGAAATATGTATGTAGAAGCATTGGGTACTTATGGAGCGGCTCGCATGTTCCAGGAAGTTGCCAATACTTTCATGATTCAGGAGGAATTGATGGAGGAATTTTATCCTGAGGGAATACCAACGATACACTAATGCCCTTTAAATCTGAAAAACAACGAAAATATCTGTGGGCAAAGGAGCCTGAAATCGCCAAGAAATGGACAAAAGAACATGGTAGTAAGCCTAAGAAAAAAGGTGGAATAATTAACAAGAAAAAAGGAGGAATTGCAAATGCCAAAAGTAGGTAAACAAAAATTTCCATACACTTCAGGTGGAGTCCAGAAGGCGCAGAAGCACGCTAAAGAAACAG